CCGCTTTGCATATGACCGCAATTTACCATAGGGGGCGTTTGAATTACATGAAAGCAAAAAAAATATGACAGGGCCAACACCGAAGCCAACTGAACTCAAGCGTGCATTGGGAAACCCAGGCAAGCGCAAACTGCCTGATGTGAGCAATGTTATTGCGCTTCCGCGTGTTGATGACAAGCCACCTGCGCAGCTTTCAAAGGGCGCAAAGAAACTTTGGACAGATATTCGTGCAATGGCTCCGTGGATTGCAAACTCAGATGGCATCGCTTTAATTGAACTATGCGAAAAGTTTGATCGCAAAACTTACCTTGCCAAAAAGTTGAAAGAAACAGAGTATGTGCTTTTCACAGATAAAGGCTATGCCTATGCAAACCCACTTGTGGGAATGATCAGTACAACCGAGAATGAGATTTTGAAACTTCTGTCAGTTCTAGGTTTGACACCTTCTGATCGAAGCAAGTTGGGGGTTGCAGAAGTTAAGGTTCGAAGCAAGTTAGACGAACTACTTTCGCAAAAGCGCAATGTCTGAAAAGTCTTGGCCGCCACGATGGTTGACTGAAGTTCCACTTGATGAACAACTTCGCGGTGACGGTGACTTGTATGCCGACTTTGCCGAAACAGTTTGTCGAGTGACAAAGGATTCGGTCGCATCGCCTGCCGGCAAGTTGCTATCGCTTCGCCCCTGGCAACGCGAGTTGCTTCGTCACGCATTAGCTCGCCGTGAAGATGGAAGATTCCGTCATCGCACCGCCCTTGTTGGAATGGCACGCAAGAATGGCAAGTCTGCATTGGCTGCTTCAATGGGTCTTGCAGGTCTAACAGTTGGCGGCAACGGTTCAGAAATTTATTCGTGTGCAGCAGACCGCGATCAAGCGCGAATTGTATTTGGCACCGCCAAGCGAATGATTGAGTTGGATCAAGAACTCTCATCCATGTTCACGCTCTACCGCGATGCAATTGAGTTCAAAGAAAAGGCATCTGTCTATCGAGTGCTTTCGGCAGAGGCTTACACAAAAGAAGGTTTGAACCCTTCACCGCTTGTAATCTTTGATGAGGTTCACGCACAACCGAGCTGGGATTTATGGAACACACTCTCACTTGCAGGTGGCGCACGAGCTGATTCATTGCTCTTTGGAATCACAACGGCAGGTGTGAAAACACAAGCCAATGGTCAAGACTCACTTTGCTATTCTCTCTACCAATACGGACAGAGAATCGTCAAAGAAGAAGTTCAAGACAAATCATTTTTCTTTGCATGGTGGGAACCTACAAAACCCGAAGGCGATCACCGTGACAAAAGCCTTTGGGCCGAAGCCAACCCCGGTCTCGGCGACATCGTTGATTTAGGCGATTTTGAAAGCGCCGTGTTGCGAACACCCGAAGCTGAATTTAGAACTAAGCGAATCAATTGCTTTGTCAGCACCTCTGTTGCATGGTTGCCAACAGGATCATGGGAAGCAATAGAAGATAAAACAAGAGTTCCAATACCTGGCGAAGAAGTCGTTCTTGCATTTGATGGCAGTTTCTCCAATGACTCAACTGCCTTGGTGCAATGGTCACTTGGCGGTGAGAAGCCACACTTGAGCGTGATTGGGTTATGGGAAAGACCCGAAGATGCTGAACAAGGATGGTATGTACCAATTGCCGAAGTCGAACAAACAATCATCGGAACTGCACGAGATAATCGAATTGATGTGCGCGAGATTGTTTTCGACCCTGCCAGATGGAACCGAACCTTTATGGTTCTTGATGAAGAAGGACTCCCCGTTGTCGCCTACCCCAACAGCGCAGAGCGAATGGTTCCTGCAACACAAAAGTTCTACGAAGGCGTTGTCAATCAGTCATTCACTCACGATGGTGATGAGCGCCTTGCACGGCACATCGCAAACTGTGTCACGAAACAATCATCACGAGGTGTGATGGTGGCAAAGGCAAGTTCTCGCCGTAAGGTGGATGCTGCCGTTGCTTCAATCTTTGGTTATGACAGAGCTACCCAACCTGCGCCACCAAAGCCACCAACTGCACGATATTTTTCTATCCAAGTCTAAGGAGATCAATGAACTTCTTGAAGAAGATTGATTATGCACTCATCATTGAGGTCATCGGTGTCTCTTTGGTAACAAGTGGGCTTTGGATGCTTTCCGTACCTGTGGCATTGATTGCGCTCGGCGGATTTCTAGTATGGGCAACAGAAAAGGTTGACAAATGAGTTTGAGCAAGAGACTGCGCGGAATAGCAGAGAATAGAGCCAACAACAGTCAATGGGTTGAGCCAATCATTCCTGGTCGCCCTGCATATATGGCACCTTCAGGAATTGATGTAACTGCCGACAGCGCAATCCGTATGTCAACAGTTTATGCTTGCGTTCGCCTTCTCGGTGACACAATTAGCTCGCTTCCACTTGGCGCTTATGTGCGCAGAGGTCGCGCTCGCATTTCTTATGCAGCAGCTTATGGTGAAACTCCATATTGGGTGAATACTCCCAATCCTGAAACATCACGAATTGAATTTTATGAGCAAGTGATCTCATCGTTGAACATCCACGGAAACGCCTTTGTCTTGACTGTACGCGATGATAACAACGAGGTTGTGGAAGTTTATTGCCTCAACCCTGATGATGTCAGAATTCGCCGCCTGCGCCCTAATGAACCCCTTGTGTACGAGGTTCAGACACGCGATGAGCAGGGTGCATATACTCAAATTCTTACTAAGAATGAAATGCTTCACATCCCATTGTTCAGACTTCCCGGCTCGCACTATGGTCTCGGCCCAATCGCTGCTGCTAGACTAACAATCGGCGCTGCAATGGCAGCCGATACTTATGCAGCAGCATACTTCGGCAATGCAGCCAATCCCGGCGGAGTTATCGAAGTTCCTGGCGAACTAACAGAAGAACAGGCGCAAGATATTGGGCGCGATTGGAACATCACCCACACAGGGCCATACCGTGCAGGAAAAATTGGCGTGCTTTCAGGTGGTGCTTCATTCAAGCCATTGACTTTGAACGCTCAAGATGCACAGTTGCTCGACACACGCCGATTCAATGTGGAAGATATTGCTCGATTGTTCCGCGTTCCGATCAGCCTTTTGGGTCATCCAGTAGCAGGTGCGATGTCATTTGCATCCGTTGAAGCACAAAATCTTTCATTTGTTCAGCACTCATTGCGCCCATTACTTGAGCGTTTAGAACAATCATTCAGCACTTTACTTCCTGAATCTGATGGTTTCATCAAGTTTAATCTTGATGCTTTGCTAAGAGGCACAACTCTTGAACGATTTGAAGCCTACACAAAGGGCTTGCGTGAAGGTTTCTTGAGCCTCAACGATGTTCATGCAATGGAAGATATGGCACCGATCCCTGATGGTGACAACTATCGCGTGCCATTGCAAAACATTGATGCAAGTGATGCAAAAGATGTTGGTGTCAAGCTACGTGCAGAAATCGTTACACAACTCGTTCAAGTCGGCTACAACCCTGAAGAGGTATTGGCTGCAATTGGATTGCCACCTATGGCACACACAGGCGTTCCTTCAAGTCAGTTGCAACCTGTTGCTCAAATTGACCCACTTGATCCTTCATCGGTTTATGAGGTTGAGTGATGCCGTATTTCATCAGCGATAAACAAAGCGATTGTTCAGGTTGGGCAACTGTCAAAGAAGAAACTGATGGCTCATATACAACAATTGGTTGTCACGAAAACAAGCAAGATGCAATTGATCAAATGGTCGCAGTATCTATCTCAGAGGATATGGAACCAGGTGGGGAAATCAACACTCGCGCAGTAGATTTGAGCGTTCCTTCTTTCATTCGTGAAAATGCTCAACGAGGTTTGAAATACCTTGAAGAAGGTTTTGGGGGCGATGGTTTAACTGAAGGCACAAAGCGTGAAGCACGCGAAATGGCAGCAGGTCGAATTACCGAAAACAAAGTTCGCAAGATGGCACCGTGGTTCGCTCGCCATCAAGTAGATGGACAAGCACCAAAAAACTTCCAACTTTTCTGACAGGGCGCAAAATTGGGCGCAACGCAAGATTGATGCGCTCGATGCCGAATCTGATTCAAGGAGCAAAATGAAAAAAATTGAACGCCGCACATTCACCGTGCGAGATGTTGAAGCACGTCAAGCCGAAGATGGAACAATGCGCCTTTCAGGATATGCAGCCGTGTTTAATGATTCAAGCGTTCCACTTCCTTTCAAGGAAAGCATCGCACCGGGAGCCTTTCGCAAGACACTCAGCGAAACACCTGATGTTAGATTATTGATTAACCATTCTGGATTACCTCTCGCCAGAACCAAAAACGGCACTCTTACACTTACCGAAGATGATCGCGGTTTGTATATGGATGCAACAATTGCAGACACATCAGAGGGGCGCGACCTTTACAAGTTGGTTGAGCGCGGAGATGTTGACCAAATGTCTTTTGCTTTCCGTGTGATTCGTCAGAAGTGGTCAGATGATAGAAGCCAACGTGTTCTCACAGAGGTTTCACTTGCAGATGGCGATGTCTCAGTCGTCACATATCCTGCTTATCCAACAACAAGTGTTGAAGCACGAGAGGCATTACAAAATGCCATAGATGCAATCAAAGAAGGTCGTGAAGTTACCGGTGAATCTTTGATCGTCTTAAAAACAATTTTTGATGATTTGAGCGAAGGTCATGAATACATCATGAAAGCCGTTGAAATGATGGCAATACTCACAGGCGCAGAAGGTGAAATTGAAGAAGAATCACGCGAAAATGTGGGTGACTTTGTTGAATGGGATTCAAGCGGTGGTACTGCTAAAGGTCGCATTGAACACATTATGGAAGAAGGCGTGTTAGGTATTCCAGGAACAGAATTCAGCATCACAGCCGAAGAGGGCGATCCTGCCGTTTTGATTCGTGTCTATGAAGAATATCGTGATGGATACCGACCAACAGAAACTTTGGTTGGTCACAAAATGTCTGAACTTCGTTACATTGAACCACTACCTGAAGCAACCGAAGAAGAAGGTCGCAAGATTTCTCTTCGCTTAGCACAGGCAATCGTTAACCGCACAAAATAAGTTTCTGTCAGCAATCTGACAGATCGAAGTCGGAGCGAGACTCACACCCTGCAAGCGCCGTGAGAAGCATCGCCACCACCTCACTTCCAAAATAACAAACTCACAAGGAGACCAAATGTCATATTTTGACAAAGTAGTTGAGCGCCGTGATGCAGTAAAGGCAGAAATGGATGCAGTTCTTGAGGCAGTCGCTTCAGAGGATCGCACCGACCTTACTGTTGAGGAAACCGAGAAGGTTGATGCTCTCGTAGAAGAAGCACGCTCACTAGATTCAAAGATCGAAAAGCTAAAGGCACAGGCAGATGCAGATGCAAAGGCATCTGAAATTCGCTCATCAGTTGCAGCAGTTGCAACACCACGAGTTGGTGGAACAACAGTTACACGCGAATCACGCACATACTCAGAGCGTTCAGATTCATCATTCTTCAAGGATGCTTACAACGCACAGTTCAAGTCAGACTTCACAGCACAGGATCGTCTTGCTCGCCATATGCGCGAAGAAGAGATTGAGCGCCGCGATGTTGGAACTGCACAGTTCGAAGGTCTTGTAATTCCACAGTACCTCATTGATCTAGCAGCACCACTTGCTCGTGCAGGTCGCCCATTCGCAGACTTTGCAACAAACAAGATGACACTTCCACCATCTGGTATGACCCTGAATATCTCTCGCATGACAACAGGATCATCAACAGCCGTACAGGTTACACAGAACGATGCAGTATCAGAGACAGATGTTGACGATACATTGCTGACTGTGAATGTTCGTACAATTGCAGGACAGCAAGACCTATCACGCCAAGCGATTGAGCGTGGAACAGGCATTGATGTTTTCGTTGCAGCAGACTTGATCAAGTCATGGCACACAACACTTGATTCACAAATCCTAAATGGTGCAGGTACAGCCGGCACAATCAAGGGCCTTCGTGCATCAGGCGGAAACGCAATCACATTCACATCAACAGCACCAACAGTTGGTCTGCTATATCCAAAGCTCGCAGATGCGATCCAACAGATTCAGACAAACTCATTCACAAACCCAACACACTTCATCATGCACCCACGCCGCCTTGCATTCTTGCTTGCAGCAGTTGACAGCACAAACCGCCCATTGGTAGTGCCAGCGGCTAACGGCCCAATGAATGCAGCAGGTGTTGGAACAGGTGGTTCTGCATATGGAAACTCTGGCTATCAGATGATGGGTCTCCCAATCATTACTGATGCAAATGTTGGAACTACATACGGAACAACAACAAACCAGGATGAAATCTATGTTGTCAACGCAGGTGAATCTCACCTTTGGGAACAACCAGGATCACCATTCACACTTCGTTATGATGCAACAGGTGCAGGCAGCCTGACAATCAAGACTGTTGTATATGGCTACGCAGCCTATACCGCAGAGCGCTACCCACTAGCAGCATCAATCATCTCAGGAACCGGATTGTCGGCACCTAGCTTCTAAAGATAGAAGCATCAACCTTCTAATTTGAAGGTTCTTTAATAGTGTGAAGAGTGGGTAGGACTCCCCCGACTTACCCACTCTTCACCTCTAAGATTCGGGGGAATCAATGAAAACAGGTCACACAGTTGCAATCGGGTCTTGCGACCCAGGAATGGTCAACGGCGCTTTTGCGTACAGACTGATTCAACTTGCAGGAGCTAGAAATTCAAAACTCGGCCCATTCATAAGAATCAAGGGTTCGGGTCTTTTATCTAAGCAACGCAATCGTCTTGTCAAACAATTTTTAGAAATGACAGATTCAGATTGGTTGTTAATGTTGGACAGCGATGAGCAACTTTCAGTTGAGGCATTTGATGCTTTATGCAATACAGCGCATGACAAAGAACGCCCTGTTGTTGCAGGATTAGTCTTTGCAGGTTTCGGTGTTCCTGGCAAAACTTATCCAAAACCTGTTCCTGCAATTTTTCAGGATTCACCACAAGGATTCTTGCCCTTGTATAAATATGACAGGAACTCAATTTTTGAAATAGATGCAGCAGGTACAGGCTGCTTAATGATTCACAGAAGCGTGTTGGAAAAGATGCGCGAAGTTGCAGACCCAAATCAAGGCACAGATTGGTGTTGGTTTTGGGATGGGCCTGTCAACGGAGAATGGATTGGTGAGGATTTACTTTTCTCACGAAGAATCAAATCACTTGGCTATCCAATCCATGTGAACACTTCAGTAATACTTCCGCACCAAAAGTCGTTTTGGTTAGAT